TGAGAAATCTATCCAAGCACCTATTGCTATTCCACAAGATGTGCAAGAGTTAGCCCTTGGTCCTGATTCAATTATGCGTTCTTCTAACCCACAAGGTATTCGCCGTGTTCCTTTGGAACTACCACCTGGAGTCTTTACTGAGTCCGGTGTCCTAGAACGTGAACTACGTCTTGGTTCTCGTTATCCTGAATCTCGTTCAGGTAACATTGACGCATCTGTTGTAACAGGACGTGGTGTACAAGCACTACAGGCTGGATTTGATACACAGATCAAGGCAGCACAAGCACAATTTGCTCGTTTGTTTACAGACCTAGTATCTCTTTGCTTTGAGATTGACGAAAGAGTCTTTGGTTCTATGACCAAGGAGATTCGTGGCGTTGATGACGGTACTCCATACTCAATGAAGTACATCCCATCACGTGACATCAAGGGTGAGTACGGCGTAGATGTACGTTACGGCATTATGTCTGGTATGGATCCTAACCGTGCCATCATTGCATTGCTTCAGATGCGTTCAGATAAGCTCGTATCACGTGACTACGTGCGTCGTGAGATCCCTATGGAACTTAACGTCACACAGGAGGAACAACGTGTTGATATTGAAGAGATGCGTGACTCTTTGCGTGTTGCTGTTGCACAGTATGCACAGGCAATCCCAGCTCTCGCGGCGCAAGGACAAGATCCAAGTGAAATCGTTAACCGTATCGCAGGTGTTATCCAGGGTCGTCAAAAAGGACTCTCACTAGAGTCTGTTATTGAAAAGGTCTTCGCACCTGTTCCACAACCAGCACCAATGCCTGGTGCAGAACAAATGATTCCAGCAGCAGGTGCGGCCACCGCTCCTGCCTCGCAGCTACCTCCACAAGAACAAGCTGGTATGGCCCCTGCTGCTGGTCCAACTCAACGTCCAGACATTGCAGGTTTACTTGCATCCATCACAGGCGCAGCATAGGAGGAGGTGTAAAATGAAAAAAGGAACATTCGCAAAGGCAATTATGGCTAAGGTCGTAGAAGGCAAGCGAGATACTTCAAAGCCAGCAGGTCCAGGCAAGGTATCTTTCGGTATGACTCCAGCAGGCCGTAAGGGTAAGTCAGTTAAAAAGGGTAAGTAATAATTCAAATGAGAGGCGTATTGGATGAGAAATGAAGAAGAGTTTATACCTCGTCCAGTACGTCGCTCTGATTTTGGAGTGATCTTTGCAGGCTTGGTACACAACCTAGCCTCAGCATTCCATTCATTTACAGAAGAGATATTAGAAATTTCTATCTATCACGCTAATCAAAAGACAAAAACAATGCAGGCTTGGGAAGATATGAGCCAAGACCTAGAGAAAATTCAGGAGGAAACAGATGGCTAGAGGTCCACTCGCCGGTGCTTCAGGTCCTGGTAAGTTTTCAAAGCGAACAGATTTACCTTCTGCCTATTATGGTGAAGGTGTAGAAACAGCAGCTATTAAATCAGGTGCGCCACTGGCAACCACTCCAGATGTGCGCCCATCACAAGCTCCAGCAGTACCTGCACCAGAGGCAGTCACACCATTATTTGCACCAACCCAACGTCCAGAAGAACCTATCACCACAGGTATTGACCGTGGTGCAGGACCTGGTTCATCAGTATTGGCTATGCAGTCACAGTTTGCTACACGTAAACTCTCTGACATCTTAGCTGAGATGATTCCATACGATAACACTGGAGAAATTGCTATTCTTTATCAGAACGCACTAGCGCGAGGTAACTAATGGCTGATAATCTTTCATCAGCAGCCTATGCAGCTAAGTTAGCAGCAGAAGATAAGAAGAAACTTGATGCATTTAACAAGTCTCTTAAAGCTCACAAAGAACTTACTAATCTTCCACCTGATCTTGCACAAAAGCAGTACGCTAAGTATACACCTGCACAGCAAGCATCACTTAAACAGCAGTATGGCAACGAAGATCCAGTGCAAAAGCCAGACCAAGGTTGGTTATCTACCACTTGGAACTATACAGGCGGTGCAGTTTTAGGTGGACTTAAGGAAGTTGGCAAGGATGTCCTTGGTGGACTCCAGAACGTATCTGATTTCTCTACACGTTTGTACCGTACTGTTGCTATTGCAGGCGATCAAGGTGTAGATCTTAACCAGGCTTGGGATATCGCCAACGATAAAGGCGATAAGGTCTTTAGTCCAGGACGTATTGACCGTGCCAAAGAACTCTTTGACCCAAATGCTGTAATTGTTGCTATGCGTATTGCAGCAGGTGAAGACCAAGGTAAGATTCTTAAGGAATCAACACCTGAGCAGGTTAAGTATCTTAAACTCTATGACAAAAAACAGGGTACACAAGAAGAACAAGACCTGTTTCAAGACACACTTGATGCTGTTCAAGCAGCCAAGTACTCACCTGGTCGTTTTGTAGCCAACTTAATTACTCCTGAAAAGTATGAAGGTTCTGGATTCTTTTACAAGTTAGTCTCTGGTGCTACCGATGCAATCTTTCGTCTTGCTGCAGACCCACTTATCGTTGCTGGTAAGGCTAAGAAGTTATACGATCTAAGTAAGTACTCTGTAGAAGTTATTGCAGGTAGTGCTGCTAGTGATGGCGTAGCCTTTGCAAACTACTTTGACCAACCAAAGACTGCTAATTTCTGGAATGACTACGGCTCAAAGCTCAAGGCATACCGTGATGCAGATAAAGCACAGAACACAGTAGAGAAAACACGTCTCATTGAAGAGATGAAGATACTTGCACCTGAGTTTGGGCCTGCGGTTATTCAAACATTTAACAAAGCAGATGAGCCAATTCAAGATGTGCTCACAGCTAAGGCTTTCTTTTCTAATGCAAAGCAAATGGATGAGATGATTAAGGGTGCAGGTGGTCGTCGCCGCATCATTGCGCCTCGTATGACAGAGGCTCGCAAACTACGTGTTGCATCTTTGACTCAAGTTAACAAAGTATTTAACATTGACAAAGTTGGACCAACTTTAGTTAACGCAGCATTCTTTGGTGAAGATGCAACAGATGCTGGTATCTACAAAGCTGTAACAGAAGGTAAAGAGGAGATTGTACAATCTCTCAATGCACTCAATAAGACCAAGAAGGTCGGAGTTGCACGCTTCTCAACAGCAGATATCAATGTCCGAATTGACCGTTTTAAGCAACGCTTTGCTATTGCACCGATGTTTAGAGACAATGAATTTGATTTACTAGATCCTAACGCTGCAGAATATATGTACCGACTTGCTCGCTTAGTATTTCCACAACGTGAATCTAAGTTAGTAGCAGAAACCTTCCGTGGTATGGAAGATCTAGGACAGCGTAAAGAATTTTACTATGGACTTATGGATAACATTACAGATATCCGTGGCATCAATACAACTGAGCCTACACAAAAAGCTGGGCGACTTATAGCAGGCAAAGGTAAGTCTAAGTTTGATAACACTGGCGAAGAACTAGATGAAGTCGGTGCGTTTGCTACAGACTTTAACAGCAAAGTAACAGTACCTACTCTAGTAGACATTGACCGTTTAACTGCTCGTAGCACTATTGGTCAGAAGTTACTAGGACCAGTTGCTAACAGTGAGTTTCTTGAGAAGATCGTAGGCGGTTGGTCTTTCCTAACCCTTGCTGGACCACGTTATGCTATCCGTAACTCAATTGAAGATTTAATGGTCAACCTTGCTATTGGTGAGTCTCCTTGGGGACTTGTTGCTAGCCGTCGTTTAACTACACGTGTATTAACATCACTGCAAGAAGCAGGTAAAGCAGGAGGCTTTGAGGCATTAGCCAATAGCCCACTTGGTTTTGTTATGCGTCTTGTTAACAAAGAAGAAGCATTACGTTACCAAGATGAAATTAAGAAACTTGATGATGTCTTAGTACGCAACAAGGCTGAGATCAAAGACCTTCGTAAGATTATTGAAGAGTCAACAGATGAAGCAACTATTACTGCTGCTCGTAACAAGATTGCTAAACTTCGCAAAGAGACAGATGTAGATGTAGTCCGTAAAACTCGTGAGATTATGGCAGGTGCTTTGACTCAGGGACGTGTTAACAACTTCTTAAAGTCACAAGGTCGCAAGCCTTTGAACGAAGAGGCTGTAGAATTTCTTACAGAACAGATTGTCTATGGAGACTTAGAGAACTTACTATCTGTTATCTCAGAAGGCGGCTTTAACTTTGCTACCGGTGGAGACTTTTTGACTAACGCAGTCAACTTTACTAAACTGCATAAGGTTCGCTCAGCAGAACTACGCATCACAGGACCTAAGCAAAGGTATACTCGTGCTCAAGGAATAACTGGATTTAAGTCTATTGGTCTGACTAATACAGATGAATCATCTTTAGTTGCTTTGCTTCTACGTATCTCATACGTATCTAACGATGAACTAGGTGCTTTAGCTGTAGCCAACCTTGATAGACCAGATGTAGCAATTGCTGCTATCCGTGACTATCTACGTAAGAACCCTAAGATCGTTGATGACTCAATCTTTAAGGCTAAAAACATTAGCGTTGATGAACACGCACGTATTGTCTATAAACGTACTCGTAAAGTATTTGAAACACGTCGTGTAGATGCCAATGGTGTCAAAGAACTTAATAGAGACCTTCTTGAAAAGGTACGTACAGTTGATGATAACGGCGAATACGTCGTATCTGGTAGAATCTCTTTAGATGATTTGTACTCACAAAGTGATATGAATTTACCAGAGTCTGTAATTGGACCACAACTTGTACCAGTAACAGATAGCGGAAATATCACAGCATCCTTTATGGAAAATGGATGGCGCTGGTTAGGTATGGCTAACGCACGTATCTCACGTCAACCTATTGTTATCTCTGAGATGCTAGACATCCGCAAGTCAATGCGTAAAACAGGCTTTGAAGACGCTTGGATTGCTTCATATACCAAGGGCATTAACCCTGCAGAGCAAGGACTAATTGACCAAGCAAAAGAACTTGCCAAGCGCGATCTAGCAACTGTTGTTGAAGAGCGTGCTATTGGACAGACATTGGCTTACATTGATAATCCTTTGATCCGTTCACAGATGTCTTTCTCAATTCGTAACTTTGCTCGCTTCTATCGTGCAACTGAAGACTTCTACCGTCGTGTTGGTCGTGCGGTAACGTACAACCCAGAGTCAATTGCAGTAGCTGCACTGACATATGAAGGTATCAGCCACTCAGGTTTCATCCAAGAAGATGACCAAGGCGAGAAGTACTTTATCTATCCAGGTATTGCACCT